GGTAGTGGTGACGGCATTTGTTACCGCTTTGGTGCCAACGCCAAAAGCGAAGGTATCACCCGTGCCGGCGGTAATCACCTTGGCAGATGCCGATTGAATCGTGGTGTCGTTGATGAATTTGCCAGCACCAAGCCCGCCAAGATTGACGCGGGTTAGGTCGATCGCTGACGACTTGATGGGGGTGAAAAAGAACCGGTAGCCAAAGGCCTGCTGCCACTCCAAAGTCATGTTTCTGCCGGCGTCGCCGGGGCGTTACCTCTCAGGGTGCCGCCATGGCTTAAGCCTCATCAACGGCTTAGGTTGGAAAGCTGGGGCATGGCCTCCTACCCTCGCGGCGTCAGCCACTGCCCTCATAACAACCATCGCCCGTATCAGGCTCGGGTGTGGTGGGATGGTCGCCGTTGGTCGCTGGGCTATTTCCCGTCAATCCAGGCGGCAGCGCAGGAGGTTGAGGCGTGCTACCAGCAGATTGAACGATGGGCAGCCATGCTCCTGCCGCCGCCCATGCTGGCGTCACAGCATCGGGAGCGTCTGGCACAAGCAAGCTCACCACCCGCTGCGGATCCCCCGCCATCCTGAAGGTGCGCACCTGACCGGCTGCGGTGTCTTCGGCCAGCAGCAACCCCCGCCAGCCGTCCTGATGCTCGACTGGGGCCAGTAGTAGCGCATCATCTGCCAGCAGGGCCATCGGAGTGGGTGGGGTTATTCCCTCTCCGGCGGTAGCAAGGGCATCGTAGAAGGCCATCGCAAACCCTGGAACCTGCTGGGCTTCGCATAGGGCAAGCATCGCCGCACCAGCTTCTGCAGGCGGGCCCTGCGGTGCATCGCCAGCCGCAGCCGGCGGCAAGTGCCAGCAAAAGTCCTCCATCTTGAACGGCTCGCTGCGCTTATCGGTGTCCCGGTGAGCGCTGGCGTACCAGGCGTGAAGGTTGGCGATCGGCCGTTCTGCCGCGTGCTGCCGTTCCCTCAGGAATCGGGCGCCTGTTTCGAGCGCTTCCCAGACGATCGTTTCGGGGCAGTAGGCGAATCGCTCACAGGAGAAGAATTGATGGTTGGGCCAGAGGTCGTTGACTCGCCAGAAGATTTCGCCCCAGTCGGTTGGGGCAGGTCGGGCTTTCCCAGGTTTTCGGCCATTGCTTGTAAGTCGGGCGCTTCCTGATCTTTGCCCCCGCGTTGCTCTCGCAGCATAAAGTTGTAGATGGCATCTCGCAGCCCTTCGGTCATCTTCAGGGTTTCATCATCGGTCCAGTTGGCGCAGTCAGCATCTACTTCCCCCAGGCGGTAACGGATTGCAGCGGTAACCATCCGTGTGACCCTTGCCTGAAGTTTTGCGGTTTGGCACTTGTCAATTTCATGGATCAACCGGTGCTCGCGCTTGCGAATCCTGGTTTCCAGCGGCTCCAGCACCACGGGGATGCCGTTGTGCGCGGACATCACCCGTAGGGCGACAAGATTGGCGGTCGGCTCGGGCAGGTCGTCCATGTGCTGGATGACCTGAGCCAAGCGCTGCAACTGGTCGGTCAGCGTGGACTGGTCTTCAATCTCTTCCAGCAATAAGCGCTCCCCGACCAGCAGAGCATTGAAGACCGGGAATTGCAGGATGCCCGTGGTTGTATCCCCCACGTCCTGGACTTGGACATCTAGGGCGGTGACAAAGGGTAGGGGCACGGTGCTGTTGTGTTTTCCCAGTTTGCCGTAGTGGCTTAGGGGGCGGGGATGGCTTATGATGTGAGGGCCGGGGCCTCTTTCGTTGGGCCCGATGACTGAGTCACAGGCGACCTGGCCGACTTGTGCGCCCCAGCACCCATTCACCACAACCAACCGACCGATCATGGGAAATCCCTTTCTTGATCTTATTGGCGTTTTCGCAGTAGTGAGTGTGTTTATAGGAGGAATTAGTAGCGCGTTTATTTATGCTGATTACATAATCAGTTCACAGTCAGTAGTAGACGCCATTAACAAGCAGTGCGGCACTCAGTACGAGCGCATTGACTACTTGCGCGTTGGCCCTGAAACCATGCGTGATTTATGCAAGATCAAAGAGCAGCGTGTCAAGCTCACGCATTAAAGTCATCACCTGTCACCACCCTTCAACTCACACCACCACCGACCATGACCAACTTTCGTGCCTTGTGTACTGAGCTGCTAGCAGGCATTGACGGTGATTGTTGTCCTGAAACTCAGGGAAATTATTACAGCTCTGAAGCAATGAACGCCATCACCCGCGTTCGAGCCGCCCTGGACGAGCCGGGGGGGGAGGGGCCGAAGGATGAAGAGCTACTGGAATCTGCCGCCAAAGCATTGGGCTACAAGCACATTCCCAGTGATGAAACCTGCCTCACGACTGAAGCCGGCGAACTGCTGGCCTTTGCCCACGCCGTTCTCGCCCGATGGGGCCGCCCCGTCCCCGCGCCAAAGCCCATCCCGGTGAGCGAGCGGCCGTGGGAGCGGGACGGGTGGCGTGATCCTGAAGGTCGCTGCTGGTTTTGCAATGCCTACTCCATAGGTAGATGGAACTATCAACTCCCGCCTGACCCTGAGCAGGACTGGGGAATGTTAGGGACCGAGGCCCATTGCCTCCCGCACTGGGCCATTGCGCGACCTCGGCCAGAGGCAAAAGAACCCACCTAGCCCCGCGCTACCGCCACCTGTATCCGTTGCTGCAGCTTCTGCCCCAGTGGATACACGGGGATCCCTGGGGCCTGCACCGCGCCACTCACCGCATCTGTCCAGGGCCTCGCGGGCAGGATGGTGCCGTTGCGCAGGCGGGCACCTTCATGCACGGCAGTGGCGTAGCCAGCGCTCCAACGGGCTTCTAGCGTGTAGGGGTTGGGCGAGGAATAGGCAAACGACTGGCGAAGGGTGCCGATGTCCACGATGTTGCGTGGACTGCCGACGATTCCGACTCGACGCTTTGTCTTTCGTGGCCATTGCCAAGCCGGTGGATTGAACGATGCCTGATACCTGCCGATCAACTCAACAAAGGTGTTTTGTACGATCCGGGTCAGTATCTGATCCATTTCCTCAGGCCCAGGGCCTGTGACCGTGGTCTCAACGCGGATACTCATGGTTCAGTGCTGGTTTTCTATCGCCATTTGAGTGGCTTTTTGGATTGGCTCTTAAGTTGTTCGTTTTGGCGCCTAACCAATCCCTTAGCTTCTGCCTTTTGCGCAGGAGTCATTGGATTGGTTAGGCGCCAACTTGTAGCTGCTGGTTTAGCTGCGGCTTTAGGTGTGTTAGACGGGATCTTGTATGTCTTTGGCTTTTTGGCGCTTCCAAACACTGCCATCCCCTCTTTGTCGGTTCCGCGATAGGTGGCACGGCTTGGCTGAATGACGCGACCTCTCCCGCGAAGAACTGGCTTGGCGGTCGTCGTTGACTTGCTCGCGCCGCCACCAGATGCACCGCCAGAACTGCGCCCCCCCCCGCCGCCACTGGCGAAACGTCCCAATCCGTCCCTTGCATACCGGCGTGCCATTGATTGAATCGTGTCGCTGATTGAGCTTTCCTAAGGTTATACGGCACTAGACAAGGCCGCCCGGAACTTGTCCCCCAGGGCTTCCCGTAGCTCAATCCCGATCCCGCCGACGCCAAAGGGCTGGCCCAGCTCCAGCATCCTCAACTGTCCCTGCTCGGTACCATCGGCCAGGGTGGGCAGTGTTGACAGGTTGGTCAGCACTGCCTTGCCTTCGGCGCCTGGCAGCATCCCAGCCGGCCTGTAGCCCGTCTCATTCCAGCTCAGCGACGACCCGGCAGCCAGCCAGCTGGCGGAGCCCAGCAGCGCCCAACGGGTAAGGTAGCCCTCCAAGATCAGCGAGCCCGCCATCACCCCCGGCAGATCCTGCTCACTGCGGCCTTGGCTCTTGGCAAAGGCCTCGACCACCACCGCAGGGCCAGCGGCAGGCACCCCGGCACGGAAGTTGGTAATCGCGCCAGGCGGAGTCCAAAGCATCCTCAGGTTGGCGTATTCGGCGAAGTCGGTGGCCATCAGCTACGAACCAACATCGACTGCCCGCTGCCGCCGCCGACTGGTTGGATGCCCAAGGTCTGGAAGATCCGGCCTTTTAACGTTGCCAAACGACCGCCGAGCACGGCGCCGGCCGTCCCACCAGAACCGCCGCTTTCGTACCTCACGCGCAACAGGCTGGTATCCCACTCCAACACGTCGGCCTTGCTCTTCATGTCGTCGCGGGTCAGGGTGGTGCCAGGGGCGGGGCCTTCGTAGCTTGCTGCATTCAGCAGGTGCTCCCTGCCCGCTTCCACCCGGTCCGCGTAGTCCGCCTCCAGGGACTCGATCTCGTCGATCCATCGTTGCACCTGCGAAACGGTAGAGGCGGAGATCAGCGCCACCCTGTTGAGGATTGAGGTCAGTTCGGTCTGGTTGGTAACCGACAACGGCCAACCGGCATAACCACGGATCAGCTCCCGGTCATCCCGTGGTGTCACCCGCCAAAGGGCGTTTAGGGTTGGGATGGTCATGGCGCGATGCGATCTGCTGCAGGTTTCCGGGAAAGCTGCGGTAGTAATCGGAGATTCCCGTGTACGGCAAATCGGCAAGCAAGGGCGCAGGTAAAGGCGCAATGGCGATGGGCAAGGGCAAGAAGGGTGGCGGCTCAATGTCCATGGCGATGCCGAAGAAAGCCAAGCCCGCCAAGTCCGCCCGCCCAAAGGCCAAGTAATCAGTCTGGGGCGTGCCACTGTTTGATTCTTGCCGCCCTGTCAGCACAGAAG